GCCACTCAGCGATCCGATACTTGTCTGACCACGACATGATCAGTTCACGGATCTCATCGGGTTTCACACCCGGCTTGTTGAACACATCGAACACGTAACGTTTCTGTGTCTGCGGGTCCAACCCGCCCACAATCGCTGCCGTGTGCCCCGTCGTGGCCGGGTCAAGCCCCGCCACAATAATCAAACCTTCGTCACCGTTCGGCCTGCAGTTCTGCATACCTTTCGGCATCAAACCTGTCATGCGGTTACCGTTCACCGCCGCAGCGACCGATTGCGGGTCAAAGATTGCATCGTCTGCGACCTGCGCCTGCATGTACACCATCGACCATGTGCGCGGTGTCATGCGGGCCCGCTTCTTGAACAGGCGCTCCCCATTCCACTTCGGGAACAAACCCTCAGCGTCCGGGTCCATGTCCTCGCCCCGCGCCCCAATCTCAGGCAGGTTCGACTTCGGCCACAGAGTTTCCCAGTCGTCGGCCTTGTCCGCGAACGTCAGCACGGCAGGCATCGCCAGGTACGACCAGGGGGAGGTTTCCTCCGGGTAGCGGGCCGGGTTCCGCAACTCTAAGTAGAGATCCTTAGATGCCAGGCGGGTGCCGACCACGAGCAGGGAGCCACTGGGGGAGAGGCGGGATACGACTTCGGATTGAATCCAGTCGATCTGCTTGTCGTACTCGTGGGCGTTCGTCCCATCCACCACGTCATCAAGAATGATCAAGTCTGCGCGGGCACCATAAATGTGTCCCCGTACACCCAGGGCTTGCACCGTGGGGTCCTTCTCACCCGAGTCACGGGAGGCACCAGACACGTAAATCATGTCTTGGGTCCACGACGCGCTATCAGAGTCATACCCGCCAGGGGGGCCGTACCGGGTTTGCAGCAGCGCATACTTCGGGTGGGTGAGGCGGGTCTTGATGCCGTACAGGAACTTGCGGGCCATCGCCATCGTCTTCGACACCACCATGACACGAATGTTCGGGTCCATGGCGATCCGGTAGGTGACGTAGTTCATGGTCACCGTCGTGGACTTCGCGTGCTCGGGGGGCATGTTCACGATGCACAAATCCGGCTCGCCGGTTTCCCACGTCATGCCAGGGTGCAGCCAGGAAGGCTCGCGGCCTTCAATCATGTCGATCACGTTCTGCGCATGCGGGAACACCCGTGCGTCCAGAAACTTCTCCGAGAAGTCCGCGAACGATATGTTGCGGGAATCCTCGGCTTCAACCTTCATCGCCTCGGCCATGTCCAGCCGAAGCCGGTCCACATCCCGCGCAAAATCCCTATCCGTGCGCCGCCACGACTCATACGTCGGGCGCGAACGCCCAATCACATCCAGCGCCCGAGCCACCGTCTGCCCCTGAGCCAACTGCTCAAGCAGCAACCGCTTTGAATCCTCCACCTGCCTGCCCCTGGCCTTCACCTCACCTTTCGGCACAGCAAGACCTCCATACGCCGGGTCAACAATCAGCAGACGCCGAAGCCGACAGGCTGAGGCGGACAAAGGGGCACCAAACGCCAAGTAAGAAAGGTGGCCAACACCAGGCGAGCCGTAGGCGAGCCTGGGCATGCATGCCTACTCAGCATGCTTGCCTAGCCTGCATGCAACGGCGACCCCTTCAAAGGGTCGCCTTAGCCAAGAACAAACGCTTCGGCGGCTGAGGCGGCGGTAGCCGCCGAAGCAAAGACCCCTCACTAATATAACGCTGTTGAAAAATCGGATCTTTCAACCTCGTGGGGGATATTCCAAGGAAAGTTGTACTTATATGTCCCACAATGCCCGAAAAAAGTCCCGCATAGCGGAACACACAGCATGCCCCCGCAAGCACCCCCAGCAAGCCCGACAAGTGCACTTCTGCAGGGGGATATTTATATATATATGTGTACATCTATAAAAAGCACTGGGGTCATGTGTGTACGATTCGGGCGTTTCGTCGGGGCATGGGGGGCCCTCATCGGCGCATTGGCCCACTAGTGCACCCCCCGGGGGGAGGGGGGGGGCGACCGGCGGGCCCCCGGGGGGCCAGCGGTACGCATACGTAGCGGGTAGGACTGTCACCCCTTGCCAGTAGTGCCATGCCTACTGGCCGCGTGCCATGCCTACTAGCCCGGGGCCGTGCCGTGCCGTGCCTTGCCTTGCCTTACCGGGGCGTGTGCCTGTCGATGCCTCGCCTGCCCCGGCCACGGGCCGGGGTGCCTTGCCTGCCTCGTGTGCCAAGCATGGCCGGACACGTGTGACCTAGATCACACGGCGTTAGTAGGCAGACACGCTTGACACGTTGTGTCCCTGCTACTATCGTTCCCATTAGCACGACAGGCGGGCCCCGCCGAGACAAGCGGGGCAGAGCCAGGGGATAGCACGACCCCCGCCTAGTGGCCCGGTAGGGCCGATGGGGGCAACGGTGACCACGATTCCCCTGGTCCGCACGGTGAGCACCCCCGGTAGGGACCGACCACGGGACTAACGGGACAGGCAGGCGATCACCCCTGGCAGACATGCCGGGGCCAGAGCCGCCACGCAGCGGACGATACGGGGCACGACGGGCCCGGGGTGTTCACCACTACGCAAGGCAGGCGGGGCCGGTGACAGTGGCCCGGATGCGACGTCTGCCCCTTGCGGTGTGTCCCCGGGCATAGGGCCCGGGGGCAGACTGTGGGGAGGCGTAATCATGGCAAGGACTAAGGAGGAACGCGCCGCGTTCCATGCAACGCTACGGGGCATGGCGGAGACCGCCGAGAGGGAGCACCCCGAAGCGGTCGCGGCACTGGCCGCGATTCTTGGCAACTATTCGATGAGGAACGCGGCCCTCATCTGGTCACAGTGCCCGGATGCTCGCGCGGTGGCCGGGTTCCATGACTGGCGGAAGGCGGGCCGGGTAGTGCGGAAGGGTGCTAAGGGTCTGGCGATTCTTGCGCCCATGGCGCGGAAGCGTGAAGACGGGGAGGAAGGGCCCGCGCTGGCAGGGTTCCGCGTGGTCTATGTGTTCGACGTGTCGCAGACTGAGGCACTGGCCGAAGGGGTGGCGGCGTGAGCACGGCGACCCTGACACGGTGTGAGTGTGGGAACGTGGCCACCCCTGGCGGGGTGGCGTGTGAGTGGTGCGAGGCGCACGATGCGTGCCTAGTGCCTCCCGGTGTAATGGTCCTAGAGGGCCGGTGGACTGGCGCACCCCTGGCGGTGTGCGCGTGGTGTGACTGGCGGTGCGGGTATTGGGACTGTGCTTGTGACCTTGTGCATAGTTGCAAGCGTTAGTAGCATGCCACAGTGCCCGGCCCTACGGGGTCGGGCCGTGGTGCTGGACACCCGGCAAGGGGCCGGGTGCCTTGCATCATGGGAGGCGTGATGGGCTGGATTGAAGTGCATATCGACACGGATAACGACGCTTTCGCGGGTGAGGATGGGCACCACGAGGTCGCCCGTATCTTCTCCTATCTGGCGGAACGGTTCACGGCGGATGATGTGCCTAACGGCATGCGTCTACGGGATATCAACGGGAACCGTGTCGGCAGTGTGGAATACGACGATGACGACAACGACGGGGAGGGCTAGGTCATGGCGGGATTGTTCGATGATGCGCCGGTTATCTATGCGTACACGGCGGCTGATGCACTGGCGGACGGGTTCCTAGTGTCGGTGCCGGAAGCGACGGCACGTGAGGCGGGCTTCACTATCCCAGTGGTGGTGAGTCGTGGCGCGTGGGATGACTGCGTGGCATGGGATGAGGGGCCCGAGGGGAACGTAGACCCGGCCAAGCCTGCCACGGGGCAGGATGAGGCGGGCCGCTTGTGGGATGTGCTATGGCTGGCTGGCCAAGCGGCACGGCGGTCCCCGGGTGAGGACATGGTGGCTTTCGAGTTGCATCGTGTCCCGGCTTATGGCCGGGGCGTGACGGCTAGGCGGGTCACACTGTGGGCCACTGTGGGCCCGGGTGATGACGGTTCCCCACTGGTCACGATCATGCGGCCCGAGGACTACTAGCGGGCCCGATAGTTACATGCCACACTGTGGGGTGTGGCGGCCACGACTTAGCAGGCACCAGGGTGCGGGCCCCTGGCGTGGCACGTTGCCCGGGCATAAGGCCCGGGCATGGCAGGAGGAGGCAGGCATGGATGTGTTGAGGCAACCTGATGAAAGGCACGAGCGGGACCGCACGGTAACGCTGACGTGGCGGACGGGCGAGACGGTGGCCGACGGGTACGGGCGTGAGGGTGAGGTCATCATCACGCTGGACGTATCCCATGACAGGTACGGCAAGAGGTACGTGGCTTCGCTGCGGCGGTCCACGGTGTCGGACGGGTGGGAGCGGTACACGCTAGGGGATGGGGTGCAGGTGTATTCCGAGCCGTGCGCACGGTTTAGCCGTAGCGGACTGGCGCGTGCGCAACTAGCGGCGTGGGATGCGGTGGGCGCGTATGAGGGTGATCACGCACTGGTGTGTGAGTTGGTGGCTCTGGCTAATCGTGAGCCCGTCGCTGCCTAATGGCAGCCGCCCCTACTAGAAGGCACCCTCGTGCGAGCCGGGGGAGGGGCACTGTCCCGGCATGGTGCCGGGCTATTGGCAAGGAGGCAAGCCATGACAACGACGACTATCGAGGGTACGACTGTGGAGAATGTGACCGTGCTGGCACTGGACGTGGCAGTGTTCCGTGACCTGGTGACCGCTGCATCCGTGGCGGCTGGCAAGGACAACACACTGCCCGTGCTGACGGGTATCCGGGTGGAATGGGACTCATTGAGTGTGCGCATGGTGGCCACTGACCGGTTCCGCCTGGTCAAGGCGGAGTGGCTGAACGCAAGCAACGTGCAGTCGGGTTCGGCGTTGGTGCCTGCCGCTGAGTTGGTGGCTTACGTGAAGACACTGCCTAAGCCTGCCCGGTTCGGGCTTCCGCCTACCGTGGTGATTCACCCCGAGGATGGGCAGGTGCGGTTCACGTGTGTCACGCACGAGGGTGAAGTGAGTCGCACGATCCGTACGTTGGATGATGAGTTCCCTAAGTATCAGTCACTCATCCCGACAGGGTTCACTGACCTGCCCGAGGAGGGCATCGCCATGAATCCTAAGTACGTGGCGGACGTGGCCAAGATGCCGGTCCCCAAGAACGGCGG